TTTATGCATTTTTCTCGGGGGTTCAAATCCCTCCTGCTCCGCCAGATAGAAAAATCCGGTATCAACATTGATACCGGATTTTTTGTTGTATTTTCCACATTTTCTGGAGAAATTCAAACTATTCCGTTGTATTCTTTTCTTTCGCTTTTGTCACCCTTGTGTCACATATGCCCATTTTGCAACACCAAAATGGCAATGAAATGGCAACGAAAATCCGCACCGGTTTCCCGGTGCGGATTTCTTTATTCTTTTGCCTTTGTTTTTGCCTTCGCATCCAGCCATTTCTGGCCAGCTTCCTTGCTGTAAGGATTGTTCTTTGTGCTCTTCGAACCAGTTGCCATCTGCCAAAGTACACCCTTCTGCTCTTTGGTGTAGCCCTTGCCCATGGCATCAATTACCGCCTGCACCTCAGCATTCGAGTACGATCCGCTCCCATCGACATCATACTCATTACGTTTCTCATAGTAAGTTACGAACATATCAGGCGACACATCCAGTTCATAGGCCATGGCAGCCTTTTTGAACGTGTCATCGCTCATGTAGGCTCCCATCAGCGCCAGCTGTGTGTACTCATTGTCTGACTGCTTGATACAAGTCCGCCAGTACTCAGCATCTTCTGCATCATCCTTCTCATCCAGATCATACATAGCATAGGCAAGTTCAGATGCTGCATCAGAATTCAGGCCGGTATCCGTTGCTTCCAGATAGTCCTCCACATCAACTCCCTTTGCGCGCATATCCATGAAGTCATCCACGCTGAGGCCCCTATCCGTAGCGGACAGGAACTTCGCATATTGCGAGGGATTCCCCTTCTCCGTAGTAAGCTCGGTTCCCAGAATATCTCCAACGACTAATTTCTTCTCCTCATCGGTCATCGGAACACCTTTCAGTACTTTCTGCTGTTCGATGCGCTTTATGGTACCCTTTAATTGGTCCGCATGATATAAGCCCATCATCAGCTGTCCGATTTCGCTCTGCTCCGCACCTGCATCAGCAAGGCTATCCATCAGTTTCTGTTCCGATTCGGATGCCATCAGGCCATAGTAGACAATTGCCTTACTCTCCTTACTAACGTCCGCATCTTCAAGGATTTCTAGCTGCTTCATCTTCTTGCTGGCATCTTCAGTCTTCTCGACTGTTTGCAGTTTTTGTAGCAATGCATATGCCTTCCGATCGTTTTCTCCAACCTTAAGCATATCTTGATAGGCAGCGGTCTGTTTCGCGCTTAAGCTCTTAAAACCACTTTCGATCCAATCTTGCGCTTCTTTTATTGAGCTTTTACCCAGAAGCGCCATTTTAACTGCCTTGCCCTTTTCTTTGGCTCCACCATCTTTATACACAGGATACTGCAGAATATCGTTGCCTTCTGCATCTACACTGTAGCTGCCACCCTGGATATATGTCTTGACGCCATTCCAGACCTTCCCAATTTGATTTCCCCAAAATGGAGGTGCAACATATGCAGCCTTATCCAGTTCATCCTGAATTTCTTTCCACCGCTTTTCTGCACTCCACTCTTCCTCTGTTGCAGCCTTCCAAAGTGCAGACAGATCCGGAACTGCGCTGGATGCCGGGATTCTGCCTCCATCAGTTTCAATGCCCACCAGTGTCAGGCCTGCCGAGAATGGCAACTCGCCTAGCAATGTGCTTGTAAGATTTGTGCCAGCTTCACCGATTCCTACCTTCTCTGTCCGGAAGGAGGTCTCCTCGCCCCTGATGGCATTGGTACCCCATTCCACCAGATTGGGCAGCTCATAACCGGTCAGATCACCCACAGTATCATTCAGGATTCCGATGGGGTCCAGCGCAGGGCGGCGGCCTGCCAGCAATTCATAGAATTCATTGTAGAGGAAAGCGCCAAGGAAGTATTTCAGCAGCACCAGAGTCAATGTACCCAGACCTCTTTCCCGGTGTCCCCGCGGCAGATCCTTGAACACTTCGCTGAACTGATTATTGACTTCCAGCTGGAACTGTGTGAATGCCTTGAAGATCGGGTTCTTCGACTCGAACAGAGTCGGCATGGATCCCTTGCTGCGGTCTGCCATCACATGGGACGCAAAGACATCTGCTTGATGCATGGCTTCCGCTTCAGACATTCCCCGCTTCAGGTTCTGGAAGTAGGCAGCACGAACGATAGAGTCCGATGTGAAGCCATCGATCAGTTCCATGAGTGTTCCCAGTTTCTTCGAAGCCTTTTGTGTCCAAGTCTGAACCAGCGGATCACTACCATGACGATTCGTCAGGAATGTGGACATTCCCACGATTCCGTCATCCTCCTTGTAGGCCTTCAGCGTCGCAGCAATGCCCTTCAGCATACTTCTTCCATCCAGCTGCGCACCTGCCTGCGTCAGTGGGATAAAGTTCGTCAATGCAGAAGACAGATTGCCGGCGATCATATTGGCGCCCACGCGAGCTTCCCATGCCTTCATCACCATATAGGCTTTTCTGCCCATCATCGCTTCCATCGTGCGGTCCAGTTTGCTTTTCTTGTTTGCCAGCAGATTGGTGTACTCGTCCAGTTCGTTGACAAAGTTCGAGAGGGTGTATCTGCCGTGCTCGTAGATACTGTTGATCTGCACCTGTTTTTCTTCCTCACTCAGGTTATCCCTCGCGCGAATCGCATCCACCTGTCTGCGGATTCCATTCTCGGACGTGCGGTATCGGATCTGGGATGCCAGCGCCCGCAGCTTCTGGATATTCTCCGTCTGGTAGATCACACTGGCCACACCTTCGATGTACTTGTCGAAGCCCTCCACCGCATCATAAGCGGTATTGAATCCCAGTCGTTCCTGGGCATTGCCGAACCACTGAATTCCGGGCTTGAAGGTATGCGTCAGGCCGTTTATGGTGGTAGGCAGCGCCGCCACCTGTGTGTCGATATTCAGTGCCTTGCCAAAAGCGCCCAGAATACCGTCACCCTGTCCGGGCTGGAAGTGCGGGAAATAGCCCTGACGGTAGTTCACCGGCTCGTAACCATTCCGGATACGCACCGCATTCATCTTCTCAAACAGTTCATCGTAGATCTTCCGGAACTCCTCAACTGCTCTGCGGATTTTCGCCTGGTCAAGCTCAGGACTCTGGTCCCACATTTCCCTGATCACAGACCGCCACTCTTCCAGTGTCTTTCCGTCTCTTACCTTCATGCGGCCCTTTGCCTGCTGGAGCACCCGGATGTTGTCCTCTGCCTCGCCCAGCAGCTGTACCGCATGTGCTTCACTGACCAGATTTCCCTTCTGGATCTTCGGAGAAAGCTTCAGGCCACGTATTCTATTCCGGAACTCCGTTTTGAACCGGGTTGCTTCCGCTTCGCTGACATGGACCGCCTCGAAGTACTCCCTCTTGATTGCTGCCGCAATATCCCTGTCCGGCACAATATCATCGATATTGCGCTCCATAGTCTCACGGGAATAGGCAATACCAACCTTCTTGTCCTTCCATTCGTTGGCCGTTTCCAGATAGGTGTCCGCCTTCTCGCGATATGCTCCGCGCACAGTTCGCTTGTACTCTGCCAGCAGCTTGCACAAGCGCTCATACTCTTTCTTGCCCTCGTACACCGCTGTGATACCCTTGACGAAGTCCTTTTCCGGGTTCAGGTCCTCCAGTGTGATTTCACCCCGCAGCAGCTTACCAACCTGCATTTCATCCTGGGGTGTCAGCAGATTCTTCGCTTGCGCTCTTTCGTAGGTTCTTCGCGCATCCTTCAGCTGCTTGTAGTACTGGGCTGCTTCCTCCGGTGTTGTGGGTGCTGCTTCTTCCGTATCTTCCTGACCTTCCATATACCGTTTCACCTGCTGGAAATCCCCCAGCACTTCCGCCACAGCATTTTCAAAGTCATTGCGCGCCCAGCTCCTGAAGGTCTCTCGATCAGAACCGTGGTATTCATTCAGATTCTTTTCGCTCACCTGAATGCTGTGAGACACTTCTGCCATTCGCACCAGCTGATCGGCAGGGTGCGTGATGCTCTCAGGGAACAGCTCCGGCGCCATCTCATTCAGTTCATGATAGGCGCTGTCAACCGGCAGGCCGCCCTGCTTCACGATACGCAATGCGCCCCAGTTTCGCCGTCTGAAGTCCTGGAAATCAGCAATATCATGGCTGTCTCCCTCGCTGATCGTCACTGCAGACTTTTGCAGATGGGTCTTGATTTCCTTGTACTGCTCATAGAATTCCGCATCCTTGACGATGCCGCCTGCATAGGCCCGGTCAAACAGTTCTCCCATTTTGCCATCTTCCACCCTTCCGGTGGTCAGGTAGGCATCCGCAACCTCCGTTATGATTCCCTGAAGATCTTCCCGGTTGGTGAACCTATTGACACCCAGCTTGTCATACAGCAGTGTCAGCAGCTTCCGCTGCGCGCCCTGCAGGTAGTTTCTGGCCTTGGCCGGCATATCCTGCCGAATCTGCTCCGCCGTCTTCTGCTCGAACTTTCCCTCGGTGCCACTGATAGAATAGCGAATATCAGGGTTCGATGTAGGCATTTGGTTGTCTACGTTCTTTACTTGATCTGGATTCAAGGCGATATACGCATCGGTGCTTCTTCCAAAGCTGCCTTTGTCTTGATACAGGAACACACCATCGTATCCCGCGTCCTGCAGCACTTTGGTTATCACACCTTTCGCTTTCTTATCCAGTTCCGATGCTTTTGCAGTCCATTCTTCAACCAGCTGGTCTTCGGCATTATACAGTTCATCGAAAGTCGCGTCATCATATAGCGCAGTTCTCGATGCATCCTTGTTTTGTTGTCTCCACTCGGTAATGTAGTTCCGCAGTGCAAGCTTCGCCTGTTCAAATTTATCATGATACACCTGATCCAGACTGTTAATTTCTCTCTGCAGCGCTGCATACTCCGGTGACAACTGACAGAATTTTTGAACAAGCTCCTCTCGATTCCATGCCGTAAGCGGGTTTGTGATATTAGCATATAGCGGCATTTGCTTTTGCCCCTTCAGGCCAATATCCTTATCCGAGCTCTTCAGAAATATTCCGAAAGGTGTACCGTTATCCCGCGTGCCAGCTCCTTCTCTGCGCGTGTCAAATACCGTGAAGTCATTTCCGGTCTGATGATACAACACCATGAGCCGACCATCTCCCGTTCTTGCCTTGGAGTCTTTGAAGAATTCTTGTTGCTCCTCTGTGAGTTTTTTGCCATGACTGTCCGTATCACTGATAGAATACCTTCTCCCCCGTCGTTCCATATCCAGCGCTTTGCGGGCCGCTTCGTTCCACTGGCCGTCCACCTCGTACTGTTCCCAGTTCCGCCGCAGGTATTCCTCCACGCTGATGCCGTACCGCTTGGCCATGTCGATGATCCGCTGCGATTCACTTTGTTCCGCAGAAGTGCCACTTTGGTACGCATTCCGACCTGTTCGTTCCGCTTTTCCGCCTCCCTGTTCCAGCTGGCTGATATACCGCCGCAGTTCCGCTACATCCCCGCCACGGCTGAGGATGCCACGCAGATCATCGGCAACGTTCTTCCGGTTCACCGTCTGGCTGATACTCATTTGCCGCTTGACATCCGAATTGCCACTTGTTACAATGTCTTCAGGAGTAGACGCAGGCACGTTTCGGACGTCCGAGCTTGGGGCATTGTCATCAAGCACTTGCGATGCTCCTTTTTTGCTTATGAACGCAGAAACGATATCGTCAACCTCGAACCGCCACTTCCCGTCCATGCCCTTGAACCAACCGGTCTGCTGCCGGATAGTTTCATTGGCCACGCCTGCTTCATCCAGTTCTTTCGCTTCCGCAAGCGTTTGGGAATTTGCCGTTTTGGCACTCGGACCTGCAAAGGAATACTGCCGCTTGACAGAATTACCTTCTTCTGCTATCATTTTATCCGTAACCTCTGATTGAGTACCACCCATCCTCGGTTCCTGGTAACGGGAACGCTGACGATTGTCAGTCGATGGTATGCTCGCAGGGGTTTCTTTTTTGTCAATCTGGTGGACGCGGTTCACTTCATAGAGTATCTTTTGATTTTTGCCGTCTGCAATGTTCAGTGTTGCTTCGTAAATCTTCCCATCTTTGGTTTGAAGATAAACTTTTCTGAATATCCATCCATTCTCATCCATCCACTGGTGACTGTGTTCATCAGTGGAATTTTCATATCTGGATGCTTGCAAAACTTCCGATAGCTGCACGATTGCCTGAGCCCGTACCTGATCGCCACGGTAACCAGCCAATTTATCCAGAACCTTGTGACTGTTCTTTGCGCCATCCTTTCTTACCCGGTCATTCTCCTTTGCGAGATAGATGGTTTCTGCATTGCCGCTTTCATCATATACGGTCAATTCTTTTCCAGCCAGTTTCTTGTAAACAAAGTCACTCAAGACCTGTCCCCATGCTCTGGGTCTTACACCATCAAAGATATTTGTATCCAGCAGAACGCCCTGTCCATACTCTGCCTTTTCCCCAGAGATTTGAGAGATGCTGAACTTCTTGCTTCCGCTATTTTCAAACATCTCCTGTCCGGACTTTTCCTCCGCCATCTGCTCAGCAAGATCAATATAGCCGTTGAATTCCTCATTGGTGATTTGTCCGGAGCTGAGCATATTCTGTGCCCAGGCACGCACCTGCACCGGGTCATCCCAATTGGGGGCTTCATCATCCTCCATCCCATCGGTCATTTCCTGTACCGCTCCCTGTTCCTGAATGCCGCCAACCGGTGTCTGCACCGCAACGGGTGCTGCCTGCGCCGATGTCTGCTGGGGGCCGTTCTGGGTCTGCTGCAGCGCCTTGGCATAAAGGTTCTGCACCTTCGTCAAATATGCCCGTTCAGCTGCATCCTTATTTCCAATCGCACTGAGCAGATTATCGATCCATCCCTTGATCTTCTCGATCAGTGTCCGGTTCTGACGTGCCGCTTCCATGATCTGCTGCTCATTGGTCAACAAATTCTGCGCCACATACTCCGCCACAATTTCCTGATCGATTTCCTGCTGACTGCCGAGAGGATGGCCATTTCTGGCATACAGGTCTGCCTTCTCCTGTCGCAGCTGCTTCAGGTCTCCGCCCATAGACTCGATTCTTTCCAGCACCAGGCGAGAAAGTTCCTTGTACTCCTGTGCGAACTCCACGCTGTGGGTCAGCTCATGACTCACAATCTGCGCCACGGGATCTCCACTTTCTGTATTGACGTAAATCACTCCATCCTCGAAGTAACCGTTCTCGATACCCGCATCGGTTCCAAGGTTGTGGTACAGCTTGATATTCCGTCCCGTTACTTTGGCCAGTCGGTCGCAAAGATCCCAGGTCTCCCTTTCGAAGTCCACCGTCGGATCAGCCAGCTCCACGTGTGCATCGGGGTTGATGGGTTTCTGCTTTGCAGCCTTCTCAGCTGCCCGGTTGTTTATGTTCGCGGCACCGGAGCTGACACCTGCAGAAATACCACCGGAGAATGCGGATGTGATGGCTGTCTCAGCAGCTTCGAGTACAATATCCCAATTTGCCTTGTCTCTGGCATCTTCATAGCTGGCGCCACTGGCCACTGCTTCGGCGATCTTCTGACGATAGCCGGACTTTTCCTGTAGCACAGCTGCTTCAGCGGCCAGCGATCCGAGGAAGCTTACTTCTTCTTCCGTCACTTCGATAGCCGCCTGTTTGAAGATATTCTTCATCAGCTGCTTTCCGGAAACCGGGCCACCCTTTGCCACCTTCAGGATCTCATCCAGAGGCAGATATTCTGTGGCCACTTCCATACCGCCATTGATCACACCCAGTATCACTGCTTGCCCGGGAGTTGCGCCTCGTTCCGATGCGTCGCTGACCGTCTGGCCGAAGCTGCCCGTAGCTGCCAGACCCAGTGCGAGCGCCTTACTGCCACCGCCTAATGCTGCTCTGGCCAAACTGTCCGCAGAGGACATCAGGCCCTGATAGGCATAGGACGCAACCTGCCGCAGCCCTCCGCCATCGCTGATCAGATTTCCATTTTCATCATACTGATCACCGGCAATATTCTCAGCCACCTGACCACGTACTGCGCCGGAATAAACGTTCGGCATATTTCCCACGTTGTTGGGATCCAATGTCTGGTATCTTTTATCCCTTGTTGCCAAGTCCACCAGCGTACCATGTACACCTGTCACTGAACCCAGTAAATTGGCGGGTACCGTCGCTGCGCTATGTAGGATCGATGCGCCGGTTTTTCCTCTTACCGCATCTACTGAAGATTCTTTCAGTGCCTTTGCCGCTTTCTCGTTTTGATCCCGCTGCCACGAATACGCAAGCTGGTTTACCTTCTCTGCACCGTATTTCGCTGCGAGCATGCCATAAGCCTCATATGCAGGCACCGCATAGCCGCCACTGGTAATGCCATTTTGTCTGAAGTTTACGTAGATTGTCAGTGCCTCCCGTTCTTCATCCGTCCAAGTTTCCAGTTCTGCAAGGTCTGCATCCATAATCTTCTGACTTACCTGCGCATCATGCAGGTTTTTGTAATAATCCCGGATCGCCCGCAGCTGGGCTTCCTTTGTGTCTGTCTGCGGTGCGCTGTTCTGTCCTGCGGCCGCATAGGTGCTTGCCATGGTTCCCTGCCGCAGGGCTGTACCCTGCGCAGCCATATTCTGCAGAACAATATTCCGGTGTTCCTCCGACTCCAGATATGCGTCCAGATTCTCCTGCGCTTCATTCAGCAGTGTTTCCAGTTGCTCCTGCTCCTGCTTTTCTGCGATAAACCGCTCCGCCTGCTCCATTGCCTTCGTCCGGTAGCCGATTCCGTTATTCTGCAGCAGGTCCCTCGCCGGTGCCATTCCCGTCTCTCGGCTCTGCACTTCGCTTTCAGGGGCGACAGCGGAGGCCAGTGCCTCCGCATATTTCCGTTGCCATTCATCCCATTTCTGCTGATTCTCCGCTTGGTGAGTCTGCAAGGACTTTCTGGCATTCGCTACGATCTGGGCGTTGCTCTGCCGCGGCGCTGGGGACTGCGCCTGCTGTTCCTGCAGCTGCTTCTTGTGTTCCTTCCACTCTTCAAAAGTCATGATGCTGCCGGTGCTTTTCATCCCGCTGCCCTGTTTCTTCTGGCCCGTATGTGCCACCCCGCCGTTCTGTTCCTTGAGCTTCTTAAATTCCTCAAAACTCAGCATACTGCCACCTCTTATCTATACCGGCTAACGGTGTTGACCTTATTGGATCTAGCCGGCCCGACAGGTGTATTAGGTGTCTCATCCTCCTGTCCATTACCCAATCCATTCAGACGTTCTTCAAATGCGTCCCGTAAGTACTCGATATATTCAGCGATATCCCTTCCATCAACGGATTGTCTACCGCTGTCTCCTCCGCCACCGCTCCTCTTCTTATTCAGGCCAAGGATCGTCTTCATCTGTTCCTCGCTCATGCCGGCAGCAGCCATCTCTTCTGCGCTGGGCTGGTACTTGTACCGCTTCATCAGTTCAACCAGCTTTGCGTAGTTCTGCTGCTGCATCTCATAGTTCTGCAGGTAAGCATTGAAGTCGAACTGCCGATCCGTGTCCAGTGCGCCCAGCTGGCCCAGCTTCGTACTGAAGTCATTCAGATACCGCTGATAAGCGTTCTGCTCCAGCGTCGGCACCAGATCCGCGAACTGTGTGTTGTAGTAGTCACCCGCCTGCTGTGCGGCTGTCACGGCATAGCTCGACGGTGCGCCGCCGGTGGCCGCGCTCACTCTGGCCAGTGTGTCTGCTCTTGCCCGTTCACCCTCCCGCAGGTACGTCTTCTTCAGCGAGCCGTAGCTGGGGTCATTCATCGGGTCATAGCTGAAGCTTCCCATATTTGCCACTTCATCCAGCAGCTTCTGGTATTCCGTCTGGCCGTCATACTGGAAGGAAGTGCCCGCCTGCTTGTTCATATTGCCGTAGCTGCTGCGCAGCTGGTTGATTGCTTCCTGCGCCAGCAGCTGCTGCTCCGTGGTCTTGGCGCCCAGCAGATCCTGCTGCAGCTTCAGTGCAGAGATGCCGTATTCCGGGTTGCTCTTGGCAATGTTCAGGTCGTCATCGGTAAATTTCTCCAGCAGGCCGGCGCCCGTTGCCGCTGTTACGAAGTCGTCATATGTGTATGCCATGTTAGTTCCTCCCTGATTTTGATTTGAATTCCGAGCCGACACTGTAAGACCGTGCCAGCGAATGGATCTGTGCGCCGCCGGTTCCTTCGATCTTCAGCCGGTAATGGTCACACCGGCGCGGTACGATCGGCAGAACAAAGCTCCGCTTCGCACCGTCGCAGCGCAGTGTACTCATTTCATGCCAGAATCCGTCACTGTCAAACTGGATCCAGACCGTCGCCGTGGATTCTTCCTCCAAATCCACCCGCAGCTGGATCTTCCGTACATTCTTCTTGTTGGGATCTTCCTCCGTGAAGTCCGCAAATTCCACCATCCACGGGATCTGTTTCTCCACCGCTTCTGCCACCGGCGGGTCCTGCGTATTGCCGCTGATCCAGATCTCACCGGTGCTGCTCAGAATGTACAGGTTTCCTTCACACCGTGCAAAGTGCGTCACCCGGGTCTGGTCTTCCTTGTGCCACATTCCCGTCTGGGTGTCGTAAACGTACAGCCACCACTGCCCGTCGGCATTCTGCATGCTGATGTAGTATTTCATACCGTCACTGCCGCCCACCGCATTCTTGAACCGCTCCATTCCAAATGCCTGGCTCACGTTCTGGGGGATGCCCCCGGAAAATGCCATCACACCGTTGCGGCTCAGGTAAAAGAGTGTTTCACCTGCAATGGCCAAGCTGTCACCGCTGCCCTCCGCCACACCGATGCTTGCACTGTCCACAGCCTTGAAGCTGGAAGGTACCGAGCCGTAGACCTTGTAGATCCGCTCCTCCTTCGAGAAGATCGCAAATCCCTTGTAACTGATTCCGCCGGTGAAGTTGCCGCGGGCAGTCGGTGCCACGCTGAAGGCATCGCTTTCCAGCCCGTCGAATACATTCCAGTTAAAGGGATCGCCCCACATGGATGCGTAGATTGTGGAGCCGTCACAGCCCCACAGCCGGTTCTCGTTCTCGCACAGAAATTCCAGATCCGGCACAGTCCTTGCGATATGCAGCTCTCCCGCTTCTGCGTACTCCGCGCCGTTTTCCAGTGTGAACACATTCTCATAGAACGTGAGGGTGTCCCCGTTGATCGCCCGGATGATGGGTGTCTTGTTGTTCTCCGGATGGACCGTGCAGCCGCTGATGGTCACGGCATCGCCATCACGGAACCATTCCGCCCAGTTTACACCCTCGCAGCGGATGGTGTTCGCTTCCGCATCCTCACCGAACAGTGTGCCGTTGCAGAAGATCAGGCTTTCACCGCTCCATCGTGATTCCAGACTCCCGAAGGTGTCCGTCTCCACGTTGTAGTAGCACTTGTCGGGCATAATGATGATATGCGGCCCCATGGCCGCAAACCGCTTCAGTCCTGCCGTCACCTGCCCTTTCAGCACTCCGTCATAGTAGAAGCCGGTACCGTCCACCCAGCACAGCTTGTTCCAGCAGTAAATACCGCCGGGCTGTGCCAGCGTCTTATACAGCAGCCGCGGCTCTCTCACGGCCAGCAGCGGAAAGCTGTCTCCGGTCATGTTCTTCATATCCCAGATTTCGCCGTCCGATGCACCCGGCGTGTGGTTCAGTCCGCCGAATCTCACCTGCGTTGTCTTGGTGATTCCGTCGGAGTATTTCATATCCTGCAGTCTCATTTCTTCACTTCCTTACTCCATCAGCACACCGTTGATGTAAATATTTCCATACAGATGTACGTCCTTGCCTTCCTCACCGATCAGGACATTTCCGTTTTCGTCCATCCGGATCATCTGCTGCAGTTCGTCGATGTCAGCCTGCGCATTTCCTATCTGCCCGCGCAGTTCCTCCAGCTCCCGTTGGGCCTCTTCCAGCTTCGCTTCCATGTATCCCAGCTGGTTCTCAGCTGCGCTCAGTCGGTTTTTTATCGTGGCCACCTCGTCGGTCACGATTTTCAATTGCTGGGCAACGTCAGCAACCTGCTCGCTCACATCCTTCGTTGTGTCAAGCTGGAAGCTGGTCAGCGCTGTCGCATTCCAGTTGTTTGTGTCCAGGTTTTCCAGCTGGTATTTCAGTGCTTCCGTCAGGATCATCATGTAGTCCACCAGCGCCGCGATCTGCGTCTGCGGCCGTTCTCCTTCCCGGAATGTGGGGAAGCTGCTGTCCACCAGCGCCCATGGATGTGGCATATCGGCACCTCCTTCTGTTAAAATTCAGGAGCTGGCCGGAAAACCAGCCAGCCCCTGCCTTAAGTTAAATTACGAAGCTTCCGTCATCGCGCACAGCCGCAGCCGTATCCTCTGCATTCACGGGCTGTTTTTCCGCATCATCAAACTCTGCCACATTTTCCTCCGTGGCCACGATCTGCACGCCGGCGCCCTTATTCAAACCCTTATTAAATGCACCCACAGCAGCCTCAATCAGAGTTCGCATTTCTTTCGCGTCGAACTTAATCTTCAACTTTGCCAGAAGCTGCGCGGCCACTTTCAGGGCTTCCATCATCTTCTCCTCGCCGTGCAGGTCTTTGAAGGTCTGCTCAACGAACAGCATCGCGTTTCTTGCGATGGTCTGCTTGACCTCGGTATTCAGGAACTTACCGAACGTGACACCGATCGCACCGAAGATGATGATCAGCAGCAGGTTCGTCAGCGCGGGACCATAAGTATTAATGATTTCGATAAACATAATTTTTCCTCCTAAATTAGTCTTCTGTGTCCAGTGGCAGTTTGTTTACCTGTGCCATGAGCGCATCGGCATCGCCGTTGCCACCCAGGCCATCATGATAAAGTTCGTGCCAATGATGGATTGATCTGCGCTTTTCCAGTGTAATTGACCCATGTTCAATAAACTGTTTCGCGCGTTCTTCGATAATGTACAGCATAATGTACCGCAGCGCTTTGTTCTGCACATTTTCCTTGCCGTTCCGCTTGTCCCTGCGGTTAACAAAGAACTGAATTAGAGTGACAATTCCCGCGACGATTGCCGCGCCGGTTGCACCCCCAAGAATTGATATTAAAAGTTGCCAGTGCATCGGCATCACCCCACTCCCGTCAGGCCCAGCAGGGCGCTCCACGTATTGGGGCCGCACTCGGCATCCGGCTTCAGATTCATGTCATTCTGGAACCGCAGCAGTGCGTTTTCCGTTTCTGCGCCAAATTCACCGTCTGCGCCGTACTCGGGCATCTCGTAGCCCTTGGCGATCAGCAGCTGCTGCATCGCTCTGACCGCTTCGCTCTCCATGCCCTTCACCAGCATCGGCAGCCGCAGGGAGTAGTATACTGTCACGATGTCCGGCTTGTAGCCGGTGTCCGAATTAGGCACGTCCTGGGCCGCCTTGGGGCCGTCATCCAGCACGATCACCACATGATCCCCCGGCTTTAGCAGGATGTCTCCATGCAGTAAGTAATCCGTTCCTTCCAGGTATTTGCTGTCCTTCAGTACTTCGAATGCGCCGGTTCCGGTCAGCACCTTTTCCAGCGTTCGGGTCGTCGGTGCGTTGCCGCCGTCCCAGACACTCACACCGGCCGCCTGAACGCAGGCAGCTGCCAGGGCCGAACAGTCGAACTCCGCCGGCACTTCGATCTTGCTGAAGTCCCAGTCAACCTTCTGTGCCTCCTGCAGGCCGGTATTGCGGCCATACTGATCATAGCCGAGGTTGTCATTGTTGCAGGCTGCAGTGCAGCTCTGGGCGATTCTGCGGCGCACAGCCGGGTCTTTGGCACGCAGCAGAACTGTCCAACCCTTGTTGTACCAGTTGCGGATACAGATTTCCTTGCCGGTCTGATCGCCGGCTTTGCCACCGGCAAACTTTCCGTTTTCATCTATGGGAGCATGTCCGATCTTAACTGCCATCGGTTACACCTCTTCCCAGTCCATGATTTCCTCATCAAATTCAAAAACACATCCTGTGTCTCTTTCGATCAACCTGTCAGGTTCTCGCGCGCCATCCGCATAGGTAGGTCTCGGACGGCCGGAGTTTCCGTGGTAAGTAGCAGCCTTGCGCACCGGGTAGTCATGCTCATCAACCACGTGTTTTTCACCGTTGATCGTGATGGTCTTCGTGTACTTCATAGGATACCTCCTTTGTTCAGGCCGCAAGCACTGCGGCAATATTGACGATATTCCACCACACAGTCGCCGCCGCAAAACCTACCACGAAAAGGTAGGATTTCTTATCTCTCAGCCACAGGCACAGCGGCAGAATCGCGATTTTGGCCAGCACGAACGCGATGGGATGAATCATCAGCATCCAGCAGACCAGCATATTATGCTCCTGCAGGCCGTGGGAAAGGGCGATCAGTGTAGTGATCAGGTCAGCGATATTCAAAATAAAAAGAATCATAGTTTCACCTCATATAGTTCAGTTCCGTACCACCGTGGCTTATGGCATGGAGTGTAAAGAGAAGGTCAAAAAGGTTCAGGATGTCGGCTGTCACATAATAAAAACAACCCAATCTCCATTTTCAATCGCAAATTGAATTGCCTGAATACCAAAAGATACAAGGAAGCCAGCCCCGGTATCAAATACCGATAGTGCCGCAGGCGATGTAATTGTATTATCGTTATATCGGAACCGAATCAGAATCGGAGTTCGCTGTTCCACATATGACGTCAGCATTGCTTTTTCCGCATCCGTCAGCACTGCACCGTCTTCAATCACCGTTTCCAACTCCACCACAGGCAGACAGGCACCGGGCAGATACTTCGGGTCGATGGGGACGATGGTTTCGGCAAAGTGCAACTTGGAGATTTGCTTTGTTTCACTGGTTAAACCATAGTAAACACCTTCCTCCAAATCGCCAAGCTGCTCAATCGCTTCGTCAGGCAAATCCGCAGGAATTGCAAAATACACGAATGAGTAACCTTCTTCGATTTGGATAACCGCCTGAGCGAAACCCAATGTTTCGGCAACTTGATGTGCCAAAAAATCTTTCTTCGGAATGAAAACGTCATGCTGGTCAGATGTTAGTGTTACACCTGCGATATTGTCAAACTTTACAAATTTATCGTAGATTTTCACCGCAGGTGTGGCACCAAACATTACTTGATTGGATGTATCACCGTCCCATGTCAGCACCTTGCTACGGATAATGTCACCGCCCAGCTTTTTCAAAACTTGCTTAGTTGTTACGTCCCAAAATCCCATAATTTATCACTCCTTATCCTCGTACACTTTCAAGTTTCAATTGGTATGTTCCCGGTTCTTTGGTGTAGAAATAGAACACGCTCAAAAAACCACTTCCGCTTACATATTTCGTCGACTCTTTAATGCACCACGCACCACCGTTATCCTCAAAGTTAGCACTATCAGCTAGATAAGGATTACCCAGATAGTGGCCAAGCGAATAACTTCCTTGAATATCTTCAACGGTAGTCGCTCTGTCTACCGTAATGCGGTATGCACAAGAACTATATAAGCTCGCACCGTCTGCATATAACTGATAATCGGATACGCAGGCCGTTCCATCGTCATTAGCCACCGTGGTCACTTCACCATCAAACTTTGTAGCAATAACATAATCCCAAGATGTAGTAGGGACAGGCTCGCTGGCAGCGCAAACAAGGGTTCCGTCTTCGTAGTATAAATCAAAATTACTCCATACAACCGCACCGGGAGCGTATCCAGTGTGCGGGCCGGCATAACAATCAATGTCGGTCCATTTGTATGGTTTTGGACTGTTGTCGCAGAAACCATACTGCCCAGCAAAATGCAAATAATTACCGTTATCGGTGGTTACCGCATACGGCAACTCGCTCGATATCAGTAGTCTGTACCAACCATCAGAATTAACAGGCCAAAGCAACGCATACGGATGAGTCTTTTGCAACTCCGGTGTATACACGGTGAAGATATCTGGCAACGGTTCTGTAGCCGTTCCGTACAGATACGCATTCGGTGTCTGCTCCTCTTGCGTGTGTTTACCAGCCAGCATCACCGCCATTGGGATACTGCCCACGACACTATTCCGCTCGATGATGAGCGACTTGGCGAATCTTCGCATTTTCTCGTTCATTACGTCACCTCAGTTTCCTCGGTTGCCGTTGCCTCCGTCCATGTGATGGGAATCTCAGTGCCGTTGTACGTCAGCTTGCTCGGGTTGCCATTGGCATCCGGAGAAAGTACCAGCGTTTCCGTTCCCCCATCCTTCAGCGTGTTTACCATCGTTACACTTCCGTCAGCTGATTCCGTGACGGCAATGTCCGTGATGGTGGGTTTTGTGCTGCCGTCAGCCGCAACTCCGGTATCCGTGTCTCCGATATACCAGTTGCCATTCTCTCCGATATGGGGAGTGATGCCATTTTCACCCTGTGGGCCTTGAGCGCCTGCAGGACCGGCCTCACCGGCGGGACCCTGTTCACCATTCTTAACGGTCGCTGATGTCGTTCCGTTTGGATCTTTTACCGTGATCACAGCGCCTTCTTCCGTTTGCAATACATTGATCTGAACCGCCCCGTCAGGTGATTCGTAATGGAATACCAGTGTTCCGGGTATATTGCCGGACAACACCTTCGGTGCCGTGCTGATATCTTTACTTAGTGCCATCAAATCACCGCCTTACTACTGTTTTCAAGCACATGAATCTCACCGACTCTTGCGCCGATTACCAGTTCCTTTTCGGAGTTTTTCCATCTGGGCCGCGCGGTTGCCTTGTAGACACCTGGCGCAAGGCTCAGGGTTTCCTTTTGTGTAGGATGGATATACCATTGATTCGTACCCTCTTCGAATACCACTTCACCCTTGGAGTAGTACTTCAGGATACTCTCACCGATGCATACTTCCATCTCGGAAATCATATCGGGTATCAGGCACTTTCCGTCCACTTTCAGCTCCATATAGATCGGGTAGGAATCACCCTGCATGATCGTCATGTGGTCACCTCCATGTACAGTTCCTCCACCTCAACGTAGCAGCTGGCATCATAAATGCCGAAGCCGATGAAGTACTCTCCCTCAAGCGCCGACACATCCAGAGAAAACTGCTGCTTTATGGTACCGGCCTCGCATAGTACGGAATCTGCAGCATTGCTGCTCCAGTATCTTCCGTTCAGATTTTCCCACACGTAAAAAGCGGTCCAGTGGTCGTTTGATGCGCCTGGATACATCTTTCCTTTGAAGTTGATGGTTTTTACATTTGTCAGGTCAATTTTGTATACGGTGTGCATAACGGCGCCAACCTGTCCGGTTTTTGTAAATCTCAGGTTGTCTTCGTTCTTTTCAATGCTGTATGTCTGTGCTGCTTCGCCGGCATTCTCAGCCATTTTCCACGACTTTGCAATCCATCCTCCGGTAAGATCGATGCATTCATCGCCACGGTTATACAGGTACCGGAACCAATCAACCCATTTCCCGCCTTGCCAGCTTTGGGCAGGCTTGCTGACCCATGAGCCGCCGAGGCATTGTTTTGTGCTGAGCGGATATACCATGATGCAATTTTCCTTCAGTGCATTAAAGGCAACCTGACTGAAAGAACCCGCAGCGATCCATACAGTATTCTCAGTCTTCTCCGGTTCGTCTGCAGAAATTGTCCAGCCTGCAATCGGTTCATCGGTGTTGATCCAGATTGTATTCTCTGTGGGGTTCTCCGGTTTCGGGTTTCCTACCAGTGTAAAGTTCAGCGCAGCTCCGCTTCCTTTACCACCGGTCAGATTAAAAATCATAGCGCCTCACCTCTCAGTCCCAGATGCGGACATGCACCGTCAGGTCAACCGCGGGAGTACTGTCGCATTCAAACGTCAGGCTGCCGTTTCCCTGCGCCGCGCATTGAACGCCGTTTTCAAGGTAAGCATCCCGGCTCTCCGGCGCTGCTGCAACATCCACGTCATTCTCTTCCGGTGCGCCCTTTACACCCGCCACGGCGATGCTCTGTGTCAGATCCGCCCAGCCTGCAGCCGGCAGAACTATCGCCACAGATTTGCGCTTCGCCTGTGCGCTGATCTCCGTCAAAGTCGGCAGCCAGTCATTCGCTCTTGCTCCCACATCAGCGGCAGTCGGTGTCCAGTTGTTAGGCCTTGCCCCCACATCGGCGGCAGTCGGTGTCCATGTGTTCGGTCTTGCCCCCACATCGGCGGCAGTCGGTGTCCATGTGTTGGGCCTTGCGCCTACGTCCGCTGCAGTCAGCGTCACATTGCCATCTCCCATAGGGAGAACACCATTGACGCTCGATACTGCACCGTTGCCGTTCATCACCTCAAAGGAAGTTGCTCCGTCCGCGCCCGTCACCGTCACGCGGTGGCCTCCCGGGATCTCCACCACATTGATGGTAGGCGATATGCCCGGCTCACCACGCAAGGATACAAGCCACTCCTGAATCGTTCCCCGATAGCCGCACATCACAGCCATCCCATAGGCCGTGATGTAGTAGGTCGGCAGCTTCGGGCGGATGCCGTGATCATTGGGATCTCCCTGTACCGGATCATAGGTAGCCTTAAACCAAGCCACAAAATTGGAGTAGTACGAGTCATACACCTGCATCCGGTTCTGGTATTCCCGCGCTTCCCCGTTAGCTGCATCGATCTTTGCGATCAGGTATTCCTCATAGATTTCCTCGTGAGGAAAGCCAACCAACGGTTCGCGATCCAGCGCCGCATCACCTTGCGGCAGTGCTCGGATCTCTGCAATATCCATCAGGAAGATATCTGCTGCCAGCTTACCGTTCAGGCTGGTCAGCCAGCTCAGCTTCGTTTTCTGAGAGAAAACATTGGGTTTCATTTCATTCACGCGGGAAATGATTTCTTTGAATGTGCTCATCGTTTTCACCTCGCGAGCAGGAAAGGCATGGGCAATCGCCCATGCCCCTCCGCGATTATGTAGTTGATCTTCTTACAGATCCAGCGTGGTCAGGTCAACGCCGCCATTCATACCGCCGCAGGCTGCGAAGCGCCAGTTGTTGAAGCAGGCATTGAAACGGCTGCGACCCTTCCAGCGGTTTGCGTCGGTGTTCTCGTCGATGATGGACTTGATCTTCAGCTTGATGCGGTCATTCCAGACTGCGCCGCCGTAGTTCTCATTGAACTGGCTGTCCAGCATGATCCAGGGACGCAGGCCCTGGGCAAGGAACTGGTTCAGGTAGGGCCACACCACGATGTTCCAGCGGCCGTACTGGAAGTTGAACGCGTGAGTATTGGAAACAGGATCCAGATCACTGCCCACTGCCGCGAACACCTCGCGCTTCAGGCCTGCATACTCAGGGATCAGGATGGTATCGGGAGCCACATCCAGGATCTCGTCATTCTCGCCCTTGAACAGGTGCATGGCCGCCTCCATACGGCTCAGTGCGTCCAGACTGAAAGGATTGCTGAACAGGTTACTCTGCGCAGCGCCCTTCAGGATGGGCTTATGTGCTGTGTGGAACACAGGCAGCTTGTCCGCACCGGTTACGTCGAACTTCTTTCCGCGGTAGTTGATGGCCTTCTGGCCGCTGACCGCGCCTGCAAACAGTGCAGCGCCAAACTTCTCGCGGGTACGGTTGTAGGCCGTGACGAACTGGCGGGGCTTTGCAGTCAGATCCATCAGCTTGGAGTCCTCCACCATTTCCTCGGAGATGGAGAAGCTGTCCTTCCAGGTCTGGTAAACCAGCAGCTTCTGGTTTCCCTCCTGCATATTGTCTTCAGGATATGCGCCGTTCTCGCCCACGGGATCGAAGCCGTCCATGCCGGTCATCTCGGTCAGCAGATCGCCGTAGTTTTCGGAGGTGCCCATCTTGAACAGATATTTCAGTGCGCTGTTCTTCTCGCACTCTTCGGTGTAGTTCTCAACGAACATACGGACCGGCGCCTGACATGCACCATAAATGGATTCATTGACGCCGGAGCCTTCGGAAAAAATAATACCAGCCATTTTTCATGCTCCTTTCTGCTTAGTTAAAGCGGCCGCGCACAACGCTGCCCGCTGCGGTGCCTTCGATGTAAACCACTTCGAAGGTGCCGGCTGCACCGCCGTCTGCCAGCAGGCCGCCTGCGCTGATGCGCAGCTTGGTGCCAACGGCAGCAGCTTCTGCCGCGGCGCTCAGGTGGGTCTCATAGATAACGTCCTTTGCAACGCGCTGGACGGGCAGGGCCTCGCCTGCCACAACGGTCTTGCTTGCCATACAAACGTACGCGGGGGTCGTGGTCTTAGCTTCTGCAATGGCGGCCAGCTTGCCACCACTTACGTCCAGCAGCTGACCGACCT